GCAGTACCAGCAGTACCAGCAGCGCCAGCATCGGGAGCCCACACATAGGTGTTTGTAGCTGCGTCTAGTACATAGCGACCGCCTGTTCTGGTAAGCATGTCTGCAGGCCGTATTGCACCTGTTGCAGACTTTTTAAACAACATTGGATTGGTTGATTCGGGTTTACCCATGAGGTAATCAAATGATTTTTGTGAGTCTGTACGTGTGTCGTAAGCTACTTGATCGTTCTCGTCAACAGAGCCACCTTCAGCCATACTCCGCGAAGGTACTCCACCATATGTACCAACTGAACGACCACCAAACTCTCCTGTTGGTATTGCGCTTTCCTGATATATACGTCCTGTAACAGGATCACGCTTCATTGTGCGGATATATCCCGGAGAAGGGTTTGCCTCTGGCCCAGAATCTTTATTGCCAAATGAGTCCATTAACATTGGTGCTGCAAGCAATGCAAGATTCATCTTGTTGTCTTTAAGGAAGTCCATAGGTGCTTTTGCTGCTGCGCTAAAACCTGTGCCAATATCAGGCTTGGATGCGGCTTGAATAGCTGCAACACGCTCTGTATCTGTTAGGGTTGGATCAGTTCCATCAAATGAGGCATTTGCTGCGCGAGCGTTTACACCAGCACCCATATTGCCTAAGCTTTGGCTCAAGCCTGCGCCGCCATAAGCACCCATACCAGCCATGATGCCCTTCTCAAGGCTACCAGAAGCTAAACCAGAGATGCCACCAACGGCAAGCGCTGAACCTACTTGGCTTGCTGCAGCACCCTCAAGACCAAACATACCACCTAACGCCTCACCAGCGCCGGGGAGGAAAGCATCAAGTGCGAATCCTGCGACTGCGGGTAGGATGTTTTCTAAGAAGCCTGCTTCAGGAAGTCCTGTTTCGGGGTTAATAGTCAGTGAACCGCCATGTGCCATCGCTAGAGCCTGCAGACCCTGCACCTCTTTAGGAGACATGTGTACCAGAGTACGATCTGGGCCGCGACCTTGCGCTGCCATTTGGGTTGCTAGATTCTGTAGGCTCATACTTTTACTTTCAGCACGTTACTGGCGGTTGTATCGTAGTAGACATCGCCTACACGAAGGTTAGCTAAATCTGCCTGAGTTGGCAAGCTCGGAGTGGCTGTTCCGGGGACAGGGGGTGCGCTCAATGCCGCAATTATATTGGCTCCGATGCGTTGTGTGGCGATGTTAATTGGGCCGCTGTTATCTAGTTGGTTGAAATACAACCGCAGCAAGGTGGTAAATTGATCTTGGTATGCACGATCGTACTGATCCGGCGCAGCAGGAAGACGTGGGGCGACTACGTTCTTTTGTGCCATTTATCGTCTGCCGTCAGGTCTGATGTCCACCCGTGGGCTACCTAGCTGCCACTGAGTACCAAGCGTGTTGCAACTTACTTTCATGGACATCTGGCGACCACGCACCCGAATGTTTACCTGCCCAGTGAAAGTGTCTAGCTCGATAGGGTATGTCTGCGTAGCTGTTACGGCTTGTGAGGCTGTGGCGCTTGTACCGCCTACCGATAGGGGGTTGTTGTACCCTGAACCAGAGTTCTGCAATGGCAGAAGCTGCATTATTAGGCTAGGTGTAGTCCCATCTGTAGAGCCACGGAAGGTCAAGTCCGGCAGCATACGCCAAGCAAACGCCATGTTGTGCCCGTCACCGATGTCAAACTGAGAGCTTGTAATGCTTGACTCAATGGCTATAGGAGTGTCGCCAGTATTGTCATCTACACCCGACTCGTGGTTGACAATGTTATATGAGTAGGTAGCCGCCATAGGAAAAGTACGTAGACCCGAATCCAGCCATGCTGTGCGAGCCATATTGCCGTACATCCAGATGTCTTCCAAATAGTTGTAGATCACGTAGCGGTCTACGGTAGTGGAGTTTGAGGAGCAGTAGAAGAACCAAATCTCGTTAAAGCCCTCGTTGGTGTTAGCAAAAATCTGGTCGGCTTGCTGCAGATTGATGTCACTGTAAATGTACTGGCGCAGGTCACAGCGCATGGTCTGAACTCGACCGTCGTATTTATAGAACTTGTCTATGCCCATCCAGAAAACAGCGCCAGAGCCAATAGCAGCGGCGTTAGGCCCCGCAATTGAGACGTTATCAGCAAGAAGTTGTGTGCCCCAGACGTAGGGTGGTCCAAGGTACTGCAGGGAATATATTGCCGAATCAGACCAAACCACGATCTCTTGGCGGCTTTGTATTGCGGTGACAATCTTAGAGCCGTGCGACAGGCGAATACTACCAGCTTGGTTTGTAATTGCGGGAGCCCACTCTAGGTACGACTCTTGGTCAGACCAGCGGATAAGCATGGGATCAAACTCGGTGCTTCCAAAGTCATTGGTTCCAAAACAAATGGTAAAACGGCTTGCATCAGAAATAATAAAGTTTGCCTGTGTCAGCGGAACGCTCGATGCTCCGTTTAATGCAGTAAGCGCAATGCCCCGCGAAGAGATTTTGTGTGTCCCAGACTGAGACCCCGACGTGTTAATTGTTGTTGATAGTGTGTAGGTAAGACCTGTTGGCGCACCTGCCGTGGTTGTAACCCCGGAACCGCCTACAGTAGTGGATAGGGTAAATGTTGTAGCGCCATTGGTGGCTATAACGTAATAAGTTGTGGGGTCGGTGTATCCAGTAATAGAGCCTGTGCCACCCAAGGTTCCGCTAATTACTAATGACTGCCCAATAGCCAACCCAAAACTTGGGGAAGTACAACCAAATTGCCCTGCTGTCCCTGTAATAGTTACGCCTGATAACGCTGCACTTGAAGTTGTGGATGTAGCTAGATTAAATGTGGTGCTTGATACATACCGTGTGTAGTACACCGTGCCCACAACAAGCCCTGTAGGTAGTGCCCCGTCAGTCTGAAACGTAATTGCTGTTTTGTCCGCTAGTGTTACTGCTGTGGTGACTACGCAGGGGGTTGCAATTGTCATGGTCGCAACGGTAGGGGTCACTCCAATGTTGGCATTCCACAGGTACAGAGGCCCGTTACGTGGCCCAAAAAGCAAGTCTTGCCCAAAGTTGTTCTGGTTCCAAATACGCATATTGAGCAGGGTAGTAGCTCCAAAGCCCCAAGAACCCGAACCCCAAGCGCCTGATCCCCAACCAACAGATGGAACTGAATATGCGGGGCCCACGTTAACTTGATACACGGCATAGACTGTGCCGCCACCCGTAGTCGAGGATGTTGCTGCTGTAGCAGATGTAATGGTGTAGGTAGTCGCGCTTAGGAAAGTAATCTGGTACTCGCCAAGGATGGTGATGCCGCCCACGGCTGTGCCGCCAAAAAACGTAACAAAGTCCCCATCCACATAACCACCCGCAGCGTCCGTTACTGTTACGGTAGTGGATAGGTTTACTGTTGTGAAGGGGTCGGTCAACGTGGATTCAGCGCGGATAGGGGTAATGTCCCGGTAGAGACCACCAAGTTCAATGTAGAACTTTAAGTTCGTGCCAACACCAAGCAGGTTTAAAAAGCCCAGCGTGACCCAGTTTGACAAAGAACGGCATACGCCTACAAATACTGCTGAAGATATACGCGCCCACCCCCCGATCTTCTCTGGCGTACCAAAACGGAACCTAATGTTGTCGGATTCATAGTACCCACCTTCCGTTGTCAGTCGGGTTCCTTCTCGGTTAACACCGGGCTTGAGCAAAATTTTTTGTAAACTCATGGCTCATTTTCCCATGAATTAGGCAAAAGGTCGAGTACCGCTGCGGTCGATGATAAGCGCAACTCCTCTGGGTTCTGCGTCTTCTGTGTTGGGGATACTGATGTGTGTCCAACGGTCAAACTCGCGGATGATCTGGTCATAGGGTAAACCCGCAGCAATCACGGCGCGGACTACCTCATCTGGGGTCACTCCCGGTACTCGAAGGTCAGCCGCGCACCCCTTACGATGCTGAGACTTGTCAGAACTTCCAACTGCATCGTTTACACGCTTACTGCGGAAGGCAGAGTTAATCATCACAGGTTTACCACCAAGGGTTTCTTTGACCTGCTCCAGCAATTGCGCCAAGCGTTGCAGGTTACTAATTTCTTCCTGTGTTGGGCTGTTGTCAAACTCACGGTGGTCGGTGACGGTCAGTTCGTCAAGGGTAAAGTGTTTACTTAGGTGGGTCATTTTGCTGCCTTTGACAATAAATCTGTCTTGTTTTGAGAACTTGCCGATGAGCCAAAATAGTAAGAAATAATCCCCGTCCAAGCAGTACCCAGTGAGCCAAGCATCATTAAGATGGCTGGATTGCTGCTGTCAATTTTGTTAAAAAACATTAGCACCATAATGCTAAAAAAGCCAATGGTCACAGCACCAGCCAATAAAGGCGGCACGATTGACTTGGTTGTGGCTTGCATATCCCGTGCAGACTTGCGGTCTTCAACTTCCAGTTTTGCAAAGTTGAGGCCAAGTTCATTGGCTTGTTTTTGCAATTCAATCTCCGCAATCTTGACTTGAGCAATTTGCTCTGCTGAAAGTTTGTTGTTGGAGATAAGATCGTTAACTTCAGTAGGATCGACTCCAGTAGCTTTGCTAATAGCGGCTACAGCCATCCCTACTAATGGACCCCCCATTGCCGAAGCAATTGTTGGCGCAATTTGTTTTAACCAATCCATTATTGTTTACTCCTTGAAAG